CCAGCTGCCGCCATTCGGCCAAAAGGCACTGCGGGCGCGGGCGGCGGAGCTTCTGGAGAACTTTGGGGCACCCTCAAAAAAGAACCCGTTCGGCAAGGGTGGCACGCAATAAATGGGGCACATCGTCTTTCTCTTCATCCATTTGATCGCGCTTCTGTTTTTGCCGATGGCGCTCTTTGTGACCATCCCGGCGCATCTGATCTATGGCGCTGCAGGATCCCGGCGCGAGCCGCGCCCAAATAACAGGACCCATACGAGGTGCCCACAGTGCGACGAGATAGTGTTGAGAAACGCCTCCATTTGCAAACACTGCAAGCAACCCCTCACGCCGAGTTCGCCCCCGGCCATATTTAGCAAGGCCTGGTTCACGAGCGAAATCTGAATCGCTACCCATAGTTGTTGACACGCTACTTTCTGTAGCGTAGGCTTGCCTTCGCTCGCCGCGCCATGCGGCAACGGAGGCCGAATGTCCCATCCTCAGCAGCACCGCCGATCCTCGCTCTTTGAGCAGGCAGTTGATGCGCTCCAGGCGGAGCTCACGACGCGCCTTGCGCAGCTCCACGCACGCAAATCGGAGGTCACGCGACTCTCCGAGCTCGAGGATTTCCTCAACGCGCGCGGCTGGAATGCGCGTGCCGACGTCGCGACACATCCACATGCTGGCGCCGTGCTGCGCCTCTGGGTGAACGTCGGCAGCCAGCACGCGCTTGCGGATCTGCTGGCTGACATTGGCAGCCAATCCATCGGGATCGCGCGCCAGGAATTCCAGGACCTGGCGGACACGATCGGATACGAGCTGACGCTCTCTGACCGCATGCGCGTCTTGATGCGCGTCGGCGTCTCGTACCGGCACCCGGCGAAGGCGGCGGCATGAAGCCTCTTCGCCGCTTGACCCGCGCGATTGCTCGCTGGCATCACCGCGCTCACATCAAGGATCTCGACTTCGTCATCCGGCATCACGAGCGGATGCTGCTTGCCCTACCGGGCGAGATCCGGCGTGTCCACGAGCTGCGCCGCTTCCACCAGGGACGCCTGGCCACGCTCTTGGAATCGAAAAGCCCGGTCAGCTGGACAATTGGTCGCGCGCGGAAGAGGGAGTCCGCATGAAGTCTCGCGCCGATCGCGTTGCGAGTCTACTGCTGCAGCTCAACGACGGGCCGCAGTGGGCGGGAATATCCGTCACCGCTGAGCAGGCAAGCCTCCTCGCCTGCAATTGGGCCACGACGTGCATCGCGCCGGAAGTCAAGTCGCTCTTCGCCGACGATAGCAAGCGCGCGGCGGCCACCGCGGCCGTCGTCGAGGCGTTGCGCGCGGGCGTTCGCGCGGTGAGCAAGAGCGAGCAGGAGCAGGCCTACGCCTATGCGATAGCAGCCCTTGAGACGTGGGATGCGCTATGAGCACCAACAAAGACGTCGTTGAATCGGTGCTGAGCGAAGAGCCAAAGAAATGTCAGGCGATCGCCGAGGAGACTGGCCTCGAGGTGCGCGCAGTCTCGAACTGCCTCAACCAGCTTCGCGTCACCGGTCGCGCGCAACGAGCCGACGGCGGCTGGATCGCCGGCGAAGCAGCGGCTCAAAAGGTCCGGCGACACGAAGCCGTTGAGCTCGACCACGACGCGCCCCCCCCCCAGGACGAAACGAAAATACACCAGGCGGGCCCACGCAAAGGCGGCCGCGCCGATAGCGCGCACGCCGAAACAGGCCAACGGCGACGAGCGCACCCTCGAGTTCGCGGTGAGCGAATCGGGAGCAATCCTGCTGCGTCGTCGCGGCGCCGCCGATTGGACCGAAATGCCACGCGCTGACGCCGCCGCGCTCGCCGCCCTCGTCGGCAAAGGTGCGGCATGACATCCATTCTCGACGAAGCGCGCGAGATCATTCACGGCGACCGCGAGCAGACGCACGGCGAGCCCGACAAGAACCTGCGCGCGATCGCGCACATCTGGACCGCCATCCTCGCCGCCAAGCTGCGCCCAGGGACTGAAATCGGGCCCGAGTTCGTCTGCCTGATGATGGCCGGCGTCAAGCTCGCGCGCGCCGCCAACCGCCCGGCCCACCGCGAGCATGCGCTCGACGTCGTCGGCTACATGGCTCTCATGGAGCGCTGCGACTTTCTCGAATCATCCAATGATGAAGCCTCGAGTGCCGGACTATCCGCAGTTGACCCGGCCCATTTGCGATGACGCGATGCAACCGTGGGAATATGCCCGCCTCGGCTGGTTCTGGGTGCGTCGCGTCCGCCGCCAGGCGCGGTGCGGCAGCATCTATCAAACGGCAAGAAACCTGCGCAAGCAGGGCGTTCCAATTCGCGTCGCGCTACTGATCCTAAGCCGAAAATCCTAAAGCGACCGGCCAAGACCACCAAGAAACAGGCAACGCCTACTACGGTTAAAGCCAACGGCGAATGAGCCCGTACGAAAACAAAGCCTCAAAGCGCGCGGCGCGCTGGTCAGCTGTCGGTTGGTCGCTAGCCGGCGCCGCGCTGGCGCTTTTGCTTGTGCAATGCCTCGAGCGATTATCGAATCAGTGACAACATCGAAAGGAACCTCATGAATATCGCCGCAAACGCAACTTTCTCTGGCCGCTTTTTCGTCGGCGGCGAGGCATTCAAGCTGATCGTCGCGCCAAAGAACGAAGGCGAGCTCGCCGCCACGAAGTGGGGCGGGCTCAAGAACGTTGCCGGCGCGATCAGCTATTGCAACGGACTCGGGAACACCGAGGCGATGGTGAAAGCTGGCAGCGAGCTCGGCAAATGGGCACGCGGCCTACGCATCGCTGGCTTCGATGACTGGTACATCCCGAGCCGGATCGAGGCGCTGTTGCTCTTCAGCGAGGCGAAGGAGACCGGCGATTTCGAGGCGGATTGGTACTGGACGTCAACGCAGTGCGCCGGCGTCGCTCAGTCCGCCTGGGTCCAGGGCTTCTACGGCGGCGACCAGGACATCACCCGCAAGGGTTACGAGCTGCGCGCCCGCGCTGTCCGCAGGGTACCCATTGAGTAATTCACCAATTTGATTTTTCTCAAGCATGGCGCTTCACAGCGAACTTCCGATTTACAAGGTGGCCTACGACTTGCTGGGTTTGGTCGTTCAGGTTGCGCGCAACATGCCCCGCGATGTGAAGCTGCAGATCGGCGGCGAGCTGCGCGGCGAATGTATCCGGATTACCGTCCTGATCTTTCGCGCCAACGTAGCGCGCGACAAGGCCCCGCATCTGCTTGAGTTGATCGAGCGGCTGCAGGTGGCCGAGCTCCTGATCCGACTGGCCCACGATCTTCGCTTCATAGGGCAAAAGCAGTATGCAGCCGCGATCGCGCTCACGAGCCAGATCGGTAAGCAAGCAAACGGCTGGCGCCGTCATTCCTCCGTGCCTGTCGCGTGATCGTCAAGGCGATCATGCCCGTGCAATTGTTCATCTGGTCATGCCGCTGACTCACAAGGTCACCGCAATGCGCGTAACGGATACCGCGGGCAACGTCCCGGTCGCGTCCGGCGCAGTTTCTTCGCTGAGCGATCGGCGGAGCGACGTCGAAAGCATGATGGGGCGCAGTACGCCGGCGACGCTCAGTACGCCTGGTACCAGAACTTCAACAACGGCAACCAGAACAACAACCACAAGAATAACGAGCTGCGCGCCCGCGCTGTCCGCAGATGAATCCGCCGCCTGCCATGCTGAGCCTTCTTTCGACGACCTGGTCGCAGCCTACTTCGATTGCCGGCGCACCAAGCGCAACACTGCGAGCGCTTTAGCCTTCGAGCAAGATCTCGAGCACAACCTGATCGCGCTCCACGACGAGCTCGTGGCCGGCGCCTACCGACCGGGCCGCTCGATCTGCTTCGTCATCACGCGTCCCAAGCCGCGCGAGGTCTGGGCGGCCGCCTTTCGCGATCGCATCGTGCATCACCTGCTTTACAACCAGGTCGCACCGGCGATCGAGGCCTCGCTCATCGCCGATAGCTGTGCATGCATTCCAGGTCGCGGCACGCTCTATGCAGCGCGACGCCTCGAGGCGAAGATCCGCAGCGCCAGCGAAAACTGGACCCGACCGCTCTGGTATCTCAAAGGCGATCTCGCAAACTTCTTCGTCGCAATCGATAAACGCATCCTCCATCGACTCCTGGCCGACCGGATCCGTGAGACCCGGTGGCTGCAGCTTGCCGAGCTGATCCTCTTCCACGACCCGCGGGAGAACTACGAGGTCCGCGGCGATGCACGGCACCTGGCGCAAGTGCCGCCGCACAAGCGGCTCGTCAACCAGGCGCCCCACTTTGGCCTGCCGATCGGCAATCTGTCGTCGCAATTCTTCGCCAACATCTACCTCGACGTGCTCGACCAATACGTCAAGCACGAGCTCCGCGTGCGGCACTATATCCGCTACGTCGACGACTTCGTTCTGTTGCATGAATCACCCCAGCAACTCAACGCCTGGTGCGCAGCGATCGCGGCCTTTCTGCCGCTTCATCTGAGCGCCGAGATCAATCCGACCAAGACCATTCTGCAGCCGGTAGCGCGCGGTGTCGACTTCGTAGGCCACGTGATTCGGCCATGGCGACGTACCATCCGCCGCCGCACCTTCAACGAAGCGTTGAGCCGCGTTGATGCGCTCGCGGCCGCCGACGTCCGCCAATCGGGGAATAGCTATTTCGGTTTGCTGCGGCAGGCCACGCACAGCCATGGCGATCGCGCCCGCCTGGCCAATCTCATTCGCCGGCGCGGCTTCGCTGTCGCACGAGATCTCACCAAGGCCTATCCATGACCGACGACCTCGCTTCGAAGATCGACGAACTCATCGCGACCATTCGCGCGACGAGCTCGGGCGATCTCTATCTCGACGCTGCCGGCGTCGCTGCCGTGCTCAGTTTTTCCTACAAGCACACCCGCGACAAGATCGTTCATCTGCCCGACTTCCCGGCACCGCTGCGCATGGGCGACGGTCACGCCAGGTGGTTACGGAGCGATGTTATAAAATGGGGAAAGATGCGGAGCGCGAAGAGGAAAGCGGCGTGATTGTTTTCTACTGTGTGCTCGCGTTCGCGGTCTATTTCCTGATCGGCTGCGGTATAGGGGCGTGGCTCGACGATGACGAAAAGCGGCTATTCACCTGGGTCAAGCAATGTCCGTTGGGCTACACGGCGGGAGTGCTTCTGTGGCCGCTGTGGGTGCGTGCGCGGCGGTCCGAGCTTCAATCCAAGCCCTCGGCTACATCGTCCATCGACGGTCGGTAATACGTCGTCAGCAGCGTCTTGACGTCCCGATGGCCGGTTAACTTGGCGAGAGTCAGCACGTCGACCTGGGCGGCGAGTCGCGTCGTCGCCTCGCGCCGGCTGTCGTGGAACCGAATGTGCCGGAGCTCGAGCGCGTCGCGTGCGCGCCGGAAGAGGGTGTCGCAGGTGCCCGAGGCGATCGGGAACAGATAGCCCTCCGTCGGTAGCAGCTTGAGCAGCGCCAGCGCCGCCGGCCGCAGCGGGACGTCACGTTCGTCACCGTTCTTGGTCTTGTCCAAGTGCGCGACCTTGCCCGCGATCGCTGCCCGCTCGAGCGTTAGCGCCTCGCCCTGGCGCATGGCGGTAGCGAGGCACCAGAGGAAAGCCGCCGCGGCGAATTGGCCGGCGGTCTCCGGCGGGGTCCCGTCGAAGCCGAGCGCGTCGCAGATTGCGGTAGCCTCCTCATCGCTGATCCGCTGCGAGCGCGGCTTGCCCGCCGGCGGTGCACGGACAGTCGCGAACGGAGTCACCCGCAACCATCCCCACTCCTTGACCGCCGACGCGAATACAGCCCGCAGGAGCCCGTATTCACGCCTCACGCTTGCCGACGCCAGCCGGGAGAGCGCATCGTCGCGCCAGGAGGCTATATCGTGCCCCTGCACCTGATCCAGCCACCTGTCGGCGAACTCCAGTTGGCGCCCGAGCTTCCCGAGCCTGATGAGTTCCCATTTCGCGCCCCGATGCGTGGGCGAGACTTCGTTGGCGTACCGTTCAATCGCTTGGCGGACGGTGCGCTGCGGTGGCATCCCATAGCGCATACCGGCGAGTTCGCTTTCGCGGGATCGCAGCCATGTCTCGGCTTGCAGGCGGGTATGAAACGTCGCCGACTGTCCTGGGAACCCTTGCCTGCGTATCTGCGCTCTGAAATGGCGCCCGCGCTTGACGATCGTCCCCACGGTCTAAGCTTCGGCCGCCGGGAGGAGCGCACGGCCGCAGCCGTTATACTGCGGCTTGAGTCGGCTGATGTAGATACCTTCGAGAATATCCAGTTCCGGCGGATCGCACCGGATGACCGCTATCCGGTCGAACATGAAATATCGATTTGGCACTTGCTTGCGCTGCCGGTGCGACGCGACGCGAGCGTGAACGTCCGATGACTGCCCGACGTACACGACCTTGTCGCCGAGGATCAGGAAATAGATGCCGCAAATCGGGTCGTCGAGCGACGACATCGAAACGATCTGCGGCTCCGATAGCGCGATATGGTCGTACTCAGCCGGGACGATGTATTCGCGCGTCTGGATTGCGCGGCGAACATGAACATCGTCGGGAAGCCAACCGCGCGCCATCTTCTTTTTCGTGCGCGCCGCCCACTCCGAAGCCGCCGCCTCGGTGGCAAATGTCTTCGACAGGCGCACGCCATGCCGGGAGGTCGTCGCCCGGAATCTGTTGCCCCGCTGCTGAACGCCCATGCCAGAATTACACCATATTTTTCACCTTGGTGCAACTACGGCCGGCATTTCATGGTATAAAAAGGGGCGATAAGGTGTTTTACAGATCGACGCCAGAGCGATGCGGTCTCCACCCGTCTAGGGTGGTGGTGCCCAGGAAGGGCACCCCGCTTCATCCTTTGTCGTCGTCCGATGGTGCAACGGCGGTGCAGTGCCGCCCGACAAAGGAGATTGAAAATGCTACGCCCAGCCCTTGCCGTAATCCTGTTTGCCGCCCTGCCGGTCATCGCCGACGTCGAGCACGGCCCGCCGCCGGCGGTCGGAGTGCCGGTCCCGGTTGTGCTCGAGTTCGGGCACGGCGCGACGGTCGACTTCGCGGACTTCAAGCAGGGCGCGGCCGGTCCGCTCCGCGGCTACATCTACGTCCGCGTCCAGGGCGAGCTCGTCGTGATTCCGTACTACCAGCCGACGCAAGACGGCACGATGTGGCGCTTCAATCCGCAGAACTGATCGGCGCGAGACATGAACTACATTCTCTGCATGGCCATTGGCGCTATCATCGGCTACATCTTTGGACACAGGGCCGGTCTGAAGCGCGCGCCAAAGGTTGAAGCGATCAAGCGGACGATGCGGGGATTCTGATGAAGCGCATCCTCTCCTGGGCGCTCGACAACTTCGGGCATCTGTTCGGCGCCGCGATTTTCGTCTGCCTGTTGGTGATCCTCTTCGTGACGCGCTAGTGACACCCGGCTCCTTCGACATCGATACGGCGCTGGAGCTCGTGGGCGACGCCGAAGCGCGGCGATTGGGCGCTATCGCGCGTGCCTGTGCCGAGGCGTGGGAGCAGCTTCCTGATCTGCCGGCGGCCAGCGGCGCCTACTGGGATGGCGTCATGGACGAGATGCGACGCGTCGTCATGCGTCATGCCTACGCCAAGAGAAAGGCTCGTCTTGAGCGCAAGGCTGGACGCTAGTGCGTGACGTTCGGCTTCAACAGCCCCTTCGATACCGCATCGACGTAGCCAAGCATCTGACCGTGATAGCTGGCCGGATCATAGCCGCCATGACCGGAGAGCCGGTCGCCGTCCGCAATCGCCTTGTTCATTTCGTCGAGCGTGCCACTGCCGACTGACGGCCAGACCAAGGGACCGCAGGAATAGTTGCGCGAGGCATACATGAGGAATGCCTTGTCAGCGTCCGACATGGCGGTGAACGGGACCGGGCCGTTGAATCGCTGCGCCGCCAATGCCTGCCCGAGCGGACTTGCAGCAAGGGCGGCCTGCTGTTCTGCATAGATTTGCGCCGTCGTCTTCCCGTAGCCGCCGAGATGGGTACGGGCGTAATAGGCGTCCGGAGATTCGCCCTCCTTCACGTCTCGCCAGTCGCCCCAGTTATGGGTAGCCGGATAGGGACCAGCGTACGGGGCCGCCGCGTCGGTCGGGATGGGCTGGGATAGCGTCGGAGGGGAGATCGTCGATCCTGTGTCGATCTGAGCGGTCGCCGGGGCGTTGATGACCGCCTGGACGGGCGGCGAGGCGATAAT